CAGAACGTTGGAGGTGCCTGCTGTCTGCAAAGGGTTCTGACCCTTGCTTGAGCAAACACTTGAGCAGGGCGGAGTGATCGTCAATGGCGTTAGCCGGAGGACGAGCACTAACCACATACCCCCTAACCAGGGGGGCGTGTAAGCCTGGGTGCATTCGGCTATATTCATAGCCTAGGGCACTCAACCGACCTAGAACAGGAGACTCCTCTGTAACAAGCGGATAGAACCCATTGAGGCATTCTTCCAGAATGTCATCGAGGAACCTAGTGGCTCTCCACAGTCCCAGCATGTATAGCTGGTTCCGTAGTGAGACCGTACTAAGGATCTCCTCCACGTCCTTGCGTGAACACGGAAAACGTCGACGGACCTTGGCGATTGAAACCGAGGCACCATCGTAGTATTCCCGACCGCAACTCTCTCTGAACTTACCAGTCCAGAAGGATTTGCGGAGATTGACTTTAAACCCAAAGGTCTCTAGTCGATCTATCACGCATTCTACGCTGTCCGTGGGGACAATGATGTCATCCCCATAGACTCGCACTTGATCCTCCAGCTCTCTCACGAGGGCCGGGGAGACCTGGCGATTGAGCGAATCAGCAATCCCCATCATGACCAGGGTCGAGAAGACCATAGCCTCAACAGGAAAGGTGACCGCTGAACCCATAGACGCAAACTTGGCCAAACGGATCACTCCGTGGCCAGGCACGTCTGCATGCGTAGACCGTGATGCTTGCAAACCCCGTCGTAAGTTGGGGAAAGTAGCCGTCATGGTTTCCACAAGCAGATTCGACACCCTATCGGATGCTTCGCTAAGATCTAGCGTCGCAAGACTCTGGTCTTCAGAGCCGACCCGTGCCAAGTACTGGTTAGGTACCTGGTCGGTGAAACCGATCAACCCGTAGCCGTGATTAACCTTACGGTGGTCACCGTTGATCAATCTGGATTCCGAGTAAGACACGAACTTCTCCATCAGCCCCTGCTGCACGTATTGCATGCAGGTCGGTTCGATTGAGATGATCCGTGCGGCTGTCGCCGTTTTAGGGACAGGAGTGACCTTGACAGGCCTCTCCTCCCCAGGTTCGAGGAAGCGCACCCCGGAAAGGACCACAAAATGGTACCTCTCGTTCGTGACGATGTATTTCCCGAAGGGGAAGACTTCGTCCAAACGATTAGGCCACTCGATCTGCTGGAACTTTTGGTTCCCATGCAGAGAATCGGC